AGCTCTAGACTTAGCATTAGTCCTATATGTTTCAGTTGATGATTTTGCCATACATCCTTTGGTTAATTAGGTCAGGGTCTACTTTTGGTAGTATATTAGCTAGTTTATCTAAGGGGTTACCATCATAAGCAATTCCACTAATATCATTAGTCTTAAGCCACTCACATGCGGCTTTTAAATCTTGAGTAGAAGCTGTGCCACTTCTAACCCGTGATAGGAATTCTTCTGTAACAAGGTTATGTAATTCGTTAAATTGGTCTTCAGTGGCTTTCTTCATTAGATTATTTTTAGTTTATCTTTATTAGATGTTTTCTTTTTAGCTTTTAGACGTACTCTGTACCTATAACCACCATATTCATTGTCAAGAGCATCTTTCTTTCGTTCAGCTCCTGCTTTAGTGCCATAAGTACCCATTAAAGTGCCGTCTCTATCTAAAACTTGATAGGACATTTAACTTCCAGGGAATAAATTTTTTTTAATTAACTCGACTGCCTTATCATCAATGGTATTATCAGTTGATGCTGCATAAGCTTCAAGTAGTTGTATAACTAATTCCTTTACAGCAGAAGAGCTGAGGAATGCCATGAGGACGGGTTTGATAAGTACGATCATTTTTTATTAAATGGGTTGATTTTTTGTATTAAAGATTTCTCTTTAGGTTTTGGTGGGTTTTGTTGTTTTAAGTATTCTTTTATAGATACTATATCTGAACAAATATGAGACACACGAGTTCCAGGTTTTATCATTAAACCTTTTTGTAATAATTTAGAACAATTATCTATACGAACCAATTCGTAATTTAATTGCATCTTTTCTTCTTGACGTTTACCAATAGATTTACAACGATTTTGTATTTCATTATCTAAAGGTATCATAAAGTTTACTTGAAATCCCCAGTTCTCATTTTTAACATATGATTCATAATTAACTGGTATTTCAGGTTGAACATGATTACCCATATAAAAAGGGCTAAACGTCATTGTAGCACCATTACAAGAAATTGATGGTCCTAAATGTTGCCTAGATGGTGCTCCATTGTTTTGAAATTGGACAGCTTGGTTGGTCACATTGCCCGTTGCAGCTGCCACAGGATTAGATGTATTGTTTGTCTCACCTTCTTCAGCACGAACTGGTGCTATTGTGAGAAGACTGACAAGGATGTAGTAGTAGAAGTAGTGTCTATATCTCTTTCCACTTCTGTTAAAGATAGAACTTGACTTGCTGATCTTGTTGTTATCTCTAAAGTAAAAGGATCTCCAGCTGTTTCTATTTCGAATACTACATCTGATGCCGATATTCCTCCAGATGTTGCTGAAGTAGCTGTTACATTTTCTCCATTCCATGTGTTTATTGCAGAACCATAGGTTGTTGTATCTATAGTTTCTGTTATCTCTTGAGTGGTAGTGGTGGTACTCTGCATACTACCTTGGGTGAAATTTGGTGTTACCAACTCTGCTCTTGCTATCGTGGGTGATATCAATAGGAAGAATAAAAACCATTTTTTCATTACTTTTGTTTTTCGTTACCGTTTTTTTTATTACCGTTACCAGTAGTTAACCCGAATGTTGCAAGGGCTCCAGTGAATATCGACGCAGGAAACGTGATATCCCCACCTGGGCTTTTCTTTATCATTGGTATTTCTACATAGTTTAATGTAATAATAAATCCACTCCAAACCACAACGCCAAGGCGGACGAATGTACCTAAGATTTGTATTTGGTGTTCTTGATCTTCTGCAGCATCTTTTAATTTACTGAAGAAACCTTTTTGTTTTTCTGTCGTTGCTCCTTCCATTTGTCAATTTTCTTTTGTAAGAACTTTTGAAGTTTTTGTTTAATTTTATCAAATAAAGGTTGTGCAAAAGTTGTAGCAGCTACAGCTGTAACCGCAGCATAAGTAGCTGCAGTAACTACTTCTGCAGTAGGTAATGGTAAAGGAAAATCAATAATAGGAATTGTAACACTAGGTGCTACAGGTTCTTCAGTATTAGATTCTGCTTTTACTCCTTCAGGTCGTTCCAAATCACTAGGTGGAACTACAATTGGTGGAAAGGATGGTATTTTAGCTGATGGTGGTTTAAATTCAATTCCAGATATATCAGGTGCTTTTGGTATAATTAAGTTAGGAAATGAAATACTAGGCATTAAAAAGGTGTACCATCACTTTTTTTATATTTCCTTCCCAATTCAAAAGAATCTTCCCAAGTAATATTACTTAAAGAATTTAAATGGTTTTTAGCAGCTTCTTTTTTATCAGCTTTAATTTCACCTACATTACTTTGCCAATCACCTGGGTACATTTCATCAAAATAATCTGTATAATCAGTCCAATCACTAGCATTAATAAAAGTATTTTGACGGTATTCATTTCCATCTAACATAGCAGATACTTGAATTTTACCGTCAATAATAGTTTCTGCAATAAATAAAACTTCAGTAATCATTAGTGTGCCGTTCCATCATATAAATTCCATTGAGACTTAGTACGTAATAATGTACCAGACCAATCAGCGGTTCCTGTACCTTCATAATATATAAAATCTTCGTCAGTAGCACCTCCAGGATTTTCATCAGCACCAGTATTACTAGTAGTACCAGAATCACCACCTTTTATATGGCACCATTTGGTATTTAATTTCCCATCGGAACAATCAGCCCATCCATCAGAAGTATCACTATGATAATTAGTTACAAATGTTGAAAAATCAGGACCAGGTTCTGTAGTAGCTCTATTTGCACCAGTTTGCCAATGAACTGTACCACCATCAACATCGTCTGGATCACATATAGTACTAGTTGTACCATTTCCCCAAGTAAAATTAAAAATATCTAAAGCCATATCACATTGATGATCTCTATTTTTAGTAGGTCTTATATAAAAGACTAATCTACCACCAGCTTGAGCATCACTGTAATCTCCTAAATTAACAACTGATAAATCTACAGTAAGATATTTCCATTCGCTTGCAGTTCCATCACTACTAAATGGTATACCATTATACTCATCAGATACTGGTGTTGGTGCGTAATCAGTTGATGAACTAAGTTCTGAATTACCTACAGTGTTACCAATTCTTATAGGTAACAATGTTACAGTAGCATTAGCATCATCACTATTACCTATCCAAAAAGCTCCAAACTTAAGAATCTCTTCAGGATCACTAGTAGAAAGATCTGTACCAGTCCAATGTATTCTAGCATTTAATCTAGCATAATTTTTTTCTTTACGTCTAGGCCGACGGATAGAGCTAGACCGTGTACCCGATACTTGCATTATGCTAATTCAGTAATTTCTAAAGTAGCATCTGCTGATGCATCTCTAATGTATGCAATTCTACCGTTTAAAGGTACTTTAATATCTAGTCTTTCATCTTTTGCAATGAAATGACTAGTAGAAGCACTAGCAGTTAAAGCAGCTGCAGTTGTACCAATTTCATATCTAGCATCATTACTTCTGCAATAAATAGAAATTCTAGTAATATTAGCAGTTAAATCTGTTGATGCTGAGGTACTAGCTGCAGTTAATTGATGTTTACCTGTTGGTGTTCCTAATGTTTCAACTGTTGGTGTATTAGATTTGTTTACGGAAAATGTTTGTGCAGTTCCGTCAAATGTTTTATAAGACATAATTAATCAAGTGAAGCTACATAAGTTTTGTAAGTATTGATAACGTCTGTAGTCCATAAAGCATCTGCTACGCTTTTAACATCTGCTGGTTCTGAAGATACATCATCTGAAGGGCTAAGTGAATATCTATGATAATTCCTACCTACTTCAACGTTATCTTTTAAAGTAATGTCAGAACGTCTGACTTGTATTATTTTATAAGGAGGAATCACTTCTACCTTATATTCTTGTTTTTCTGTATAAGTTGCCATAATAAAAAGTTAAATTTAAGTGTGGTAGGTTATTGAAATAAGCATATCTGTAGTATCATCAGTTATTTCACTTACAAGTATACCTGAATCATCAGCTGTATTATCTATCATTTCTGCTATTCGTATATAAGATCCCGATTCTGCTAACATTGGTACAGGAATACTATTAGCCCCAAAATTAACGCTATCTGTTAAAACAGAACCTGGAACACGATGACCACTTGCATTAACAAATGGTAAACCACGAATATATAAATCATTACTACCTGTAAGTCCGCTAACATCGATACTATTTAAATTTAAAATTAAAGTAACTAAGTTACCTATTTTTGTATATTTTCCAGTTTCTGTTGAACCAGTATTACCACCACTAGCAGCATCCGCTATGATTGCTTGGCATGTACCTTCTTCGTAATCATCTAAAAGTGAATTAGTACTAGAAGTACCAGTACCATCTCCACTATCATATGGAACTGCACTAAAGTCTATTCCACCACCATTCTTAAAATAAAGTTTATTAGCAACACGAGCATCTTTCCAATAATAACCACTTGTACCTAAACTAATACCAGTACTACCATCACTATCTACATCAGGTCTAAATGGTATATCACGAAGTCTAAGGGCTGAACCAGTTTGAAGAGCTAAATTTTCATGAGAAAAATCACCTTTATAATTACTTAAATATACTATTCCTTTTAAATCTGTATCAGTATTAAAAGCTAAAGTAGGTTTTAAATTAATTGTTTTAACTATAGTTGTACCTGAAATAGTTCCGTTTACATCTGCATCTTGAAGGTAATCCCAAGTAACTCCACCTACTGCTGTTGGAGAAGCTGGATCTGTATGCGATGGAGCTGTAGAACCTGTAGATGTAGCTGTTGTAGTAGCTTCATATATCCTACCGTTAGCGGCTACTCTATCTCCTGTTGTATAACTAGTTCCTGTACCTAAAGCATTTGTGCCATTCCAATCTTTTGGAATAAAATTAATTTGAGATGTTATCCAATGACCACCATAAAAAGATGCAGAAGCAGTATTACCTGTAAAAGTTATTTTTGCATCACTATTAGATTCTGAATATCCTCCAAAAAATTCAACTCTATTAGCTCTATCAAGTTTTAAAACATTAGTTCTAGATCCTGCACGTATATCTACATTTACAAATCTAACTCCTTGTCCAGCTTTTGCAGCATTTTTTATAGCTGCATCCATTGAAAAATTACTTAATCTACCTTTTTCAAAAACAATATCAGAAGTACCTCCCCAACCCCATAACCAATCATCGGTAGCATAATCATCAGGATCTCTAGTAGAACCTTGAATTTTTATACCATAACTTTCAGCAGTATCTGATTTACTATTTATCCAAAAATCTCTACCAACAAATTCGTTCATACCTGAACTTGGAGAAATAGAAGCATGCAACCCTTGTAAAGTTGTATTTCTATCACTCCAAGTAGCATCAAGATAAACACCTGCATCAGTAAAACCAAATACTTGTAAACCTGAAAAACCACATTGTTTTACACATGGAAATAAAATACCAATAGACCAATTATTAGATTCAGTTAGTAAAGTTAAGTTTTCTAAATAAACACCATTACCTTTAGCAACAAATAATGGAGTATCATCTGCTGCATCACTACCTGTAATATCAGTCCATCTTACACCTGTCAAAATACCAGATGTTTTAAATACTGTTCCTTTTACTTGAGTACTTGTACTCCAGTTATTATATTTACCTTCTCCTATTACTCTTACACCAGCAGGTATATAAAGAGTAGATGTAATCTTATAAGTACCTGCTGGTACATATACATTTTTTTCTGCTGTACCTGCAGCATTTAAAGCATTTTGAATTGCTGTTGTATCATCATTAGAATAGTCACCTACGGCACCAAAATCGTTTACTGATATAAATTCTTTTAATTTATCATTAGTAACTTTAATAGTAGCACCAGTTTCTGTTCGATTAAATTGTGTTTTTGTTAATGCCATAATTTAGTTGTCACCGTGAGCTATTTTTCTCCATTGTGTACCGTCAAACATAAGTAATAAAGTATCACCTTCAGATAAATCTAAAGTAACACCTCCTACAATAGTATTTGCTCCACCTCCTATTGCAGCATCAGTAACAACTAAATCAGTACCTGCAACAGTAATTAATAATAATTGACCAGCTGTACCTCCAGTAAGTGTTGTTAAAGCGTTACCAGATGCAGTAATTTCATGCCAACCACTTGTTACTGCTAAAGCTGTACTAGCTAATGTTGAAGATACTTTTGGTAAAACAAAACCTTTACTTAATGTAGTTAAACCAGTAACTCCAAGAGTTCCAGCTGCTGTAGTATTACCACTAGAAGCAGTTATATTAAATTTATTAGTATTAACTGCTACATCACCAGTAACACCTAATGTACCTACTATAGCTGTATTACCAGTAGAACTAGCTACAGTAAATTTATCAGTACCAGAAGAATTTTCTATAGTAAATGTTTTTGAATCACCTTTTATATTAACATTACTATCTAATGTAGTATTACCTGTTACATCTAATGTACCAGCAATATCTATATTATCAGTTAATTTATCACCATTTACTGAATTATTAGCTAATTTAACTGTAGAAACTGTACCATCACTAGGCGTTACGTTTTGATCTGCTAATTTAGATTTTAAAATACCAAAAAAAGATGCTCCTGATGGAGGTGCTTCACTAAATGTAATTGTACTAGCTGTAGGATTAACAGTATATGCAGTCTCAGGTTCTTGCAAAACACCACCAACACTGATAGTTACATCTAAAGCACTAGATATTGAAATAGTAGAACTGTTATGACGTAAGTTAAATGTAGTTGTACTACCGTTAAAATCGCTTGATATATTATCTATTTTATACTGTTGTGCTCCAGCTGATGAAGCATAGGTACCTTGAACTGTCCACTTAACTCCATCATAATAATATGATAAACCGTTAGTAGCGTTATGTGTTTGTCCCGCAGTAGGGGACGAAGGAAAATTTAATGCCATAGTTAATTACTCCCACCTCGCAGAGAAAGTATTTGTAGTTATAGTGTCTGATGAGTTACCTAATTTATTTCTAAACTCTAAAGCAATATCACCTGAACTTAGTCCTGCTCCACCAGTTGAAAAAAGTGTTGCAACTTTATCATTACAAGTAATTTGAGCATATATTCTTTGGCTATCTGGAGTATTAAATTCTATGTAACCATCTAAATACCACATACCTACAGTAGCAGCCGCAAATGCTGTTTCTTGTGTAACTGTATTATTAAATTTTAAAGAAAATGTTTTAGTATCATTTGTTCCTGTGATGGTTCCTGCTGCTGTTATTCTTATTCGATCTCTTCTAAAAGCAGTATCTTCTCCAATAGTTAAAATTTCAAGTTTACCTGTATCTAAAATATTTGTTGTTGATGTAGTACCAGTAAGATTATAAGTACCATTCCAATCTAATAAATGACCATCTTTATCTATTGATGATGGACCTTGTAATTCAACAAGAGTAGTACCAGAAATATTTCTACCATAATTACCCCAAGAAGTTAGTTCTCTTGATGTATAAGTTTGAGTTTCAGTAATTACTCCACGAACACTATCCGCTGTATTGTTATGTACGAAGTTTTTATTACAACATTTTTTAATATCTAAACTTGTATCATTACTACCACCAAATGCAATATCACCGCTTGCTGCACCATCTTTGTCTGTTGTTACTCTAAAAGCATCAGCACTAAAAGATGTTTCAGAAACATAATATATAGTATTATTTGTTATTCCAGTAGTATTTGTAAGATCATCAAAATAGATAGCATCTCCTACTGCTAAATCATGACCAGCACTTGTAATTATTTCTGTACTTACATTTGAAGTTGCTGTTGTAGTAATTTGATCTTCTCTTGCTTTAACTGTATGTACTTGATGACTTATTCCTGTATTTAATCCATAACAACTATTACCATAAATAGTACTATTAGTAACCCCTTCTAATGAAACACATGCGTTATCTGTACTAAAAATACTTGATAAAACAGCATCACTATTTGTTGGATCTAATACACCATGTTTATAAGATTGATTACCATGAATTAAATAACCAGTGCCTTGAACAGCTCGAACAACTCTCCAAGCACCATATCCAATATTATTAGCAATAACAATATGATCTCCAGTATCAGTTGCATCTGACGAAGTAGCTACAACAGCAGTGTTATATCCAATGTTATTAACTATTTGTACATTAGATAAAAATCTTTTTGCGGCTGCACCAAACATACAACCATAAAATATATTTTGACCTATATAACAAGACCCACCAGTAATTAAACCAGCAGATAAACCTGATACATAAATACCAAGGTCTCTATTACCTATAAATTGACCATTACTTACATGGATATGATATGTACCACTTATAAAAAGACCACTATCTCCTCCTGCTGTTTTCCAATGTTTATCAGCACTTGCATAAGTTTGAATATCTTTAACAGTAACTCGATAAAATCCTGCTGTAGGAGTGCTACTAATTGAAACTTCTCCTCTTATAGATAATGCGTCGGCAGTTGAAGATGTTCCTACAAGACTAGAAGCACGAGAGTAAGTAGTATCGTAGGGAACTACAGTACTATTCTTTTGTCCTGATTGGTCAAATTTACCACCTGTCCAATTAACACTTAAATTTCTTGTTGCACTATAGCCTGTTGCATCTGCGGTTATTCTTATAAGATCATTATCTAAACCTGTCCCTGCTTTAAATACAGCACCTTCTGCACAAAGAACAGTTATTGAATTAGATATTGTTGCATAAGCTCCACCTGCATCATCACCAGCAGCCGCTACTAAATAAGTCCCTGGTGGTGCATAAAGAAAAGAGTTACCACTTTGTAACCAATTTATTATTGCTGTTGTATCGTTTGTTGTTCCATCCCCAACAGCACCAAAATCTTTTAAAGAAACAATTTCTTTTAATTTACTATCCCAAGTTCTAGCTGATGCACCAGTACCAGATTGAGTAAATGATCTAGATCCATCTGCATCAAACGGTGGATTAGCTTCTACCCATTGACTAGAATCTGTATCTACATAATAAATATAAGTTCTACCACTTGTTGAATCAAACCATGTGTCACCTGAACTAGGTGTAGTAGGAGCTGTTACACCTGCACTATGATTAGCGTTAGCGTAGTTAAATATTTCTCCTTTTTCTATATTATTTTCTTGCTCTTCTAATGCATATAATACTTGTGTTTGGTTATTATTCAAACTAGCAGCTTTCACAGAAGAACCTGCAGCAAATACATTATTAGCTGTTGTTAAACTTGTCTCTCTATATATTTCAATTGGAACAAGATTAGTTGGGGCGGTATTAAAATTAACAGTTGTTGGATTAGAAGTTGGCGTTAATGTGTATTCAGTTGTCGCTTGTACTACTCCATCAAGTTTTACTTTGATGTGACTAGTGTTTAAATATGGAAATGTAAAGGTAAAAGCAGTTGTACTACCGTTACCTGTATAATAATTTTTAGTTGTAGCCATCTTTTAATTGTTTATTTATTTTGCAAGATATACTCAGGGTATGCGTCTTGCTTTAACTGATCAATATTACCTGCTTTTTGGTTATAATCGGAGTTTATCTTTTCATATTCACGTTCTCTAATACCAGCTCTCATCTCATCAGGTAAGTTATCCTCTGCTACTCGCTTAGCTTG